TAGAGCTATTCTAAAAGCCCTTGAAGACGAGTATAAAGAAGAAAAAGTTAAAGTTGATGCAATAAGTCAGTTTGTAACTGCAATAGAGCAGTATAAAAATTTTAATAATGAAGATGCATCTGCTAAAGCTATGTATCGTCAGTATAATAGACGAGTTAAAAGACTTGAAGAGCTAAAATCAGATATTACAGATGTTAAAGCTGTAATTAAAGCAAGACTTAAATCTCTTGAAACTCTTGAGAAGAAAAAGAGCAAAGAAAGTTAATATGCTTTAAATAAAAATGAAATATTTTTAGAATTAAAATATTTCAATGAAAGGTGGATAACTTTTTAATGATAAAGTTTTATGATACCTGTAGTTTACTTAATCTTCAAGATGATGCTTTTAAAAATAATTTTGCTATTTCAAGTATAACATTAACCGAACTTGAAGAGATTAAAACCTCTTATAGCAAAGATGAAGAAATTAAATCAAAAGCAAGAAGAATTAGCAAACTATTAAATAAAAATGAAGATAAAGTTGATATTTTTATTTATGATACTTCACTTGATGAAATATTAGAAACTTTTTTTCTTATTAAGAACAATGATGCAAAAATCGCAATTTCTGCATTTTCCTATTATGAAAAGCATGAAGGTAATGTAGTTTTTGTTAGCGACGATTCAAATTGTAGATTAATTGCACAGCGCATTTTAAAAATACCAACTCAAACCTCAGAAGAGTGCCAAGAAGAAGAATATCTTGGTTATAAAGAGATTATTACTGCGGAAGAAGATACCGCAGATTTTTATACTGCATATGCAGATAATAAGAATATTTATAATCTTTTAGAAAATGAATATATAATTCTTAAATCTCCTACGGGAGAGATTTTTGATAAATATAAATGGATTATTGATAAAGAAACCGGAAAAGGTAGATATGAAGTTTTAAAGTTTAATAAGCCTGAATCTACCTTATTTGGAAAAGTATGTCCTAAAGATATATATCAGCAACTTGCCCTTGATAGCTTGTACTCAAATAAGATTACAATGTTGCGCGGTAAGGCAGGATCTGGTAAAAGTTTATTATCTTTTGGATATATGTTTAATCTTCTTGAACATGGAGATATTAATAAAATTATTGTCTTTTGTAATACTGTAGCAACAAGAGGTTCAGCTAAATTAGGTTTTTATCCTGGTTCCAGGACCGAAAAGCTACTTGATTCACAGATAGGTAATTTACTTATTAGTAAAATTGGAGATAGAACTTATGTAGAGCGTCTTATAGATGATGGCAAACTTGAATTATTACCATTTTCTGATATAAGAGGCTATGATACTACGGGAATGAATGCGGCGATCTATATATCGGAAGCACAGAACCTTGATAAGGAACTTATGAAACTAGCTCTACAGAGAGTCGGAGACGATTGCATATGTATAATAGACGGGGATGATACCGCTCAGGTTGACCTTGCAATGTATGCAGGGGCTAGTAATGGAATGAAACGAGTTAGTAAAGTATTTAAAGGACATGATGTATATGGAGAAGTAACACTTCAAAATATTTATCGTAGTAAAATTGCTAAAATAGCAGATAATATGTGATGCGGCGGCCAGTCTAAAGATTCTTTGGACTGGCCTTAGGTAGAATTAACCTGGTTCCCGCAATTTAAATAACCTTGCGAAAGCAAGGTTTTTTGGCGTGTTTAAAAGAGTAAAAGGAGGATTAAATGACTAAACAAGAAGCTTTTATTGAGCAAATAGCCCCATATGTTCAGGCATGGAGAGATTATCTTGGCTGGGGTGTAGCTTCCGCAATTATCGCACAAGCGTGTCTTGAATCTGCATACGGAACTTCAGATAAAGCTCAATACAACAATTTCTTTGGACTTAAATACAAAAAGAATAGAGTATCATGTAATTCTGGAGTATTTACTGCACAGTCTTCAGAACAAAGACCCGATGGCACCTATTACACCATAACAACAACGTGGTATTCATTTTCAAATATGTATACCGGAGTTCAAGGTTATTACCAATTTATAAATACAGGTAATTATGCTGCGGCTAAAACAGCAACAACTCCCGAAGCATATTTACAAGCTTTAAAGAGTGCTGGTTATGCAACCTCTCAAAAGTATGTCGAAAATAATATGAGAGTTGTTAATACATATAATCTTACAAAATATGATAAAGGAGGTACAGTAATGGCACCTGATAGTAAATTAGTTACTGGCGTAATGTGGTCACCTAACTATACTGCACAACGTAAATATAAGATTGATACAATTATCATTCACTGTATGGCAGGAACTTATGATGCAAAACGTTGTGGTCAACTTTTTGCAGACCCTAAGCGTCAAGCATCATCTCATTATGGAATTTCTTCTAATGGAGAAATTTGGCAATATGTCCCAGAAAAATATCGCGCATGGACAACCGGTGGAGATAAGGTTTGCAATGGTTGGACAGGTTCTAATTATGACCATCGTTCAATTACTATGGAAGTAAGCAATACTACACTTGGTCCTGATTGGCAAGTATCTGCAGCCGCAATGCAGTCAATCATAAATCTCTGCGCAGACATTTGTAGAAGAAATGGTATTCCTCAGCTAATTTGGTCAAATAATCCAAAACTTGTAGGTAATGCCGCACTTCAAAATATGGCAGTACATAGATGGTTTGCATCTAAGGCTTGTCCCGGTAATTTCTTAATGGCTTGTATGCCTAATATTGCACTCGCTGTAAATCAACAGCTTGCAGCTCCTGCAGGCCAGTATATTTGTAATGGATTAGATTATAGTCCGGTATTTGATCCTATATTCTATGCAACTACTTATCCAGATTTACAAGCTGCTTTTGGTAATGATGCAAATGCTCTCTGGGCGCATTTCCAAACCTATGGAATGAATGAACTTAGAAGAGGTTCTAAAGAATTCGATCCAGTTGCATATAAAAATAGATATGCAGATTTAAGAGCTGCATATGGAGATAATAACCCGATGTACTACTATCATTATGTTGCTTTCGGTAAAGCCGAAGGTAGACAGGGTAATTAATATAAGGAGGATATATTATGGTATTTGAGAATAGTAAAGTATATGATGTACTTAAATTTATCGCTCGTTACATTGGTCCTATTGTAGTATTTATTACTGCAATCATCAATATTTGGAATATTCCTTATGGAGAGCAATTAATTGCAACACTTGCTGCACTTGAGACTCTTCTTACTTCTTTTGTTTCTGTATCTAAGAAGAAATATAATGATATGATTGACAAAACCTTTGATGCTAGTAAAGGTGAAGAAGAAGTAACAGAATAATTAATATGCTGCACAGACTTAACTCTGTGCAGCATTTTTTTTATTGTCAAAATCTTCTTTTCAATTCTGGAGAAGTTAGCGTACAAAAAACTTGACATTTAATAAAAATTTTGTTATAATTATAGTAGAATAAATAAGAAGCCTTTTACAGAAGGAGAAACTAAATGTTTGCAAAGAGATATCGCTATTATATGGTAGTAAAATATGTAGATAAAGAAGGAGATGCTGGAATAATATCCTTTTTTATAACAATGAATAAAAACCCCTCAAGTATAGAACTTGAAAGAATAACGAAAAATATTGAAAAAGATTATGATTATCAAACTGCAATAATTCTTTTTATAAAAAGATTGGAGAAACTTAGATGAGAACAATATACACCGATGGTGCTTGTAGTGGTAATCCAGGACCAGGTAGTTTCGCAATGCTTGAATTAGAGATAAAAGAATATCCACATATTAAATATTGGTATACAGAACAAAATCCAATTACTACTAACAATAGAATGGAAATGAAAGCAATGATTCATGCCCTTACGTATGCAAAAAAAGAGCATGAAGAATTTGAAATATATTCTGATTCAGCATATGTTGTTAATATGTGCAATGATTGGATTTGGAAATGGGCTGCCGCAGGTTGGCGAAGAGCGAAAAATAAGCCTATTGAAAATCTTGATTTAGTAAAACAACTTTATGAATTACTTAATTTTAATAATATAAAATATACTATTAAAAAATGTGATGGTCATGCGGGAATCCTTGGCAATGAACTCGCCGACGCACTTGCCTCACAAAATGATATTAAATATAATCGTTTAGTTAAAACTTATAATATCATTACTTGACTTTTATTAAATTTTATATTATAATTATATAATAAATAAAATGAAAGGATAAATTTAATGGGTAAAATATATAATGATGACTCAATTCAATCACTCTCGCCCTTAGAATTCACTAGACTTAGACCTGGAGTCTATTGTGGTAGCACTGAGTACTCAACACAACTCCTTATTGAAATTGTGTCTAATGCTATTGATGAATGGTCTGCTGGGCATGGTGATACTATTAATGTAGATTATAAGGATGATGGGTCTTGCCGAGTAGAAGATTTTGCACAAGGCTTTCCTATTAATGTAATGCGTGAAGATGGAGAAACTATTCTTCAGGCATCTTTTGATGTATTAAATACTTCTGGTAAATTTTCTGATGACGGAGTATATGAAGGTACTGCTCTTGGTCTTAATGGTATCGGCTCTAAGTTAACAAACTTCTTATCTAATTGGCTCGAAGTAACGAGCTGGAAAGATGGGAAAGGTGAGTCAATTAAATTTATAGAAGGTGTATATAAAGAGCGTCATCTTCTTAACAATAGTAAAATGCATAATGGTACTATTGTTGAATGGAAACCAAGTGCAGAATTTTTCACACATACTCAAATTGATATAAATAGAATTCAAAAATTATTTCATGTGCTTACCTGTTTATGCAAAGGATTAACTATTAATCTTACACATAATGGTAAAGATAAAATTGTTTACTTTTCACAAAATGGTTTAAATGATCTTGTAAATGATTTTACAAAAGATAATGAAATAATTAATAATAGATTAAGCATTAATTATATAGATGGTAAAAATAAGCTTGATTTTGTATTAACATATACAACTAATTATTCACTTAGCATGACAAGTTATGTTAATACTGGTGAAACCGATAGTGGACCTCATATAACTCAAATAAAAACTATTATAACAAGGGAGTTTAATAGATTTTTTAAAGAAAAAGGTTGGCTAAAAGATAAAGATGCAAATCTTGAAGGCACTGATATACAAGAAGGTATGTTAGTTGCTTTTAATATAACTACTGCGGGAGTATCTTATGATGCACAAACTAAATCAAGAATTGTTAAACTTGATATGTCTCCTTTTTCAAGTATAATCGCAGAAAATATTCAAAATTGGCTTTTAGTTAATGAAAAAGATATAAAAGTTATTTTTGATAAAGCAATTAGTGCAAGAAAAGCGCGGGAAGCGGCTAAGAAAGCAAGAGACGCAGCCCGTGAAACTGAAAAGAAGAAAAAAGAAAAGGTTGTAAAATTTGATTCTAAACTTGCAGATTGTTATTCAAAAGATAGAATGAACTGTGAGATTTATATTACAGAGGGTGATTCTGCATCCGGAAACATTAAACTTGCAAGAGATAATGCTACTCAAGCAGTATTGCCCGTTAGAGGTAAGATACTTAATACACAGAAAGCAACTCTCGCGCAAATTCAGAAAAATGCAGAAATCATGACAATGATTGAAGCTTTTGGTTTAAGAATTGATCCGAAGACAATGAAAGTTACTTATGATAAGGAAGACCTTAGATACGGTAAGATTATCATTATGTCTGATGCGGATGTTGATGGTGCTCATATTAAGAATCTTTTCTATACTTTTATTTGGAATTTCTGTCCACAGTTAATTCAAGACGGATATATTTATGCAGGTGTTCCACCTCTTTATAAAATAACAATAGGTAAAGAGTATAAATATCTCAAGAATGATGAAGCTCTTGAAGAATTTAAAAAAGCAAATGTTGGTAAAAAATATACTGTAAATAGGTTAAAGGGTCTTGGTGAAATGTCTGTAGAAGAGACTGAAGAAACTTTAACTGATCCTAATAACAGAATTATTAAACAGATTACAGTTGAAGATGCAAAAACAACCGACATTCTTTTTGAACAGCTTATGGGCCAGGGTGTTACCGCACGAAAGGCATATATAAAAGAACATTCCAAGGAGGCTATGTACAATGCAGAATGATGTAAGACAAGAACTTGGTACAAACTTCATAGAGTATGCCGTAGCTGTCAATACAGATCGTGCGATTCCAGATGCAAAGTCAGGACTTAAACCTGTTGCAAAAAGAATATTATGGTCTGCTTTTGAAGAAGGACGACTTTTCTCAAAGCCTCATGTAAAGAGTGCGAGAATTGTCGGAGATGTTATGGGTAAGTATCATCCCCACGGTGATGCCGCAATATATTTGGCAATGGTTAGATTATCTCAGTTTTGGGTTTTAAGATATCCTCTTATAGACTGGCATGGATCTAATGGTAACCAGATGGGTGATGGGCCCGCCGCATCTCGTTATACAGAAGCAAGGCTTAGTAAACTCGCGGAAGATGGTCTTCTTGCTGGGTTAAAAAAGAAGAATGTCGATTTTATATCTAACTATGATGAAACACTTGAAGAGCCGGTAACTCTTCC